CAAATACAGTCAAGGTCGTGCATTCTACTACAGTCCTTATGCAGAGAGGACTAATCTTTTATGCGACTTAATGATGTTTCAGGCGCTGATGCAACAACTAGACATACAGTTTTTAATATTTCAAGCGCCAATGGCTGAAAAACTAGAATCTGAATACCTACTTGACTTTTTTAAATCACATCTAAAAAGTGAAAATTTCTTTGACTTTGAAACTTTTGGATTTGCACGTTGGTGCTGTCAACAAGGATTTGTTCCGTTGGATTTTAAAGATCGGCCCGACATTGCACACTATGGTCCAGATGCACATCGTGCATTTGCTGAACAAATTCTTATACCACATTTAGAAAAATATGAGCGCAGACATCGACATTGATGTGCCGGATAGAACGGCGGTGTTGAAACTGATTCAACACACTGCCGCACGGCAACTGCATCAAGGTCAAGTGCGTAAACACAATTCGGGCATCTATATCACAGACATTCCACAGGACATACCCAACGGCTGTGCAGCCATAGACTATGAGTCAGCAGAACAGCGTGGATACTTCAAGATAGACCTGTTGAACATGAGTGTGTATCAGTTGATCCGTGATCCTGCACACTATGCAGAAATGTTAGCAGCCTCCCCGCCCTGGCACAGACTGTGGACTGACACTGTTTGGACCAGTCAGTTGGTGCATGTGGGCAATTACACAGACTTGATGGTGTCCATGCAGCCAGATTCAATACCTAGAATGGCAGCATTTATTTCAGTTATCCGACCAGGCAAAGCACACTTGCAAAATCGTCCGTGGACCGAAGTATTTGCCGAAGTGTGGAACGGGGATGATTCACGCGGATACACATTTAAGAAAAGCCACGCAGTTTCCTACGCGGCCCTTGTTGCCCTACACATGAATCTACTTAATCAAGACGCCGCACAAGTGTGATTGATTTTCGCTTGGTTTTCTTGCGAGCAATGTCCATCAAACTGCAAGCTGGCCCGTGTAAAATTTCAAGATCTTTGTTGGAGAATGTGCGTAGTGTAGGGCGAAACTTGTCCCACTCGCCACGCAAAAAGATGTTTATGGGTATACTTCTATTGCTTTCCCACCACCAGGTGGCTGCTAATTCCAAGTATTCTAGTTTGGCGTCTTGAGTTAGTACAGCACCAAAATCGTAGATGGTAGTGACAGCATCGTCTTTGTTTTGCACCACACCCACATATTCTTCATTGGCGTAAACGCACAGCGTTATAAACGGATATTTTACCGCCAATTTTTGAAAGATATCATTGCCCATAAATATTGTTTGAGGATCCTATGTATTCAACCACCGTTTACTTATACCAGCAAATTACCAAAGTCTTGTTAGTTGACACCAGTGGTGGATATTTCACAGCGAGGTACGACCCAGTGTATGCAAAACAATTAACCGTAAACAAAGGCGTAGACAATGTGCTACTGTTTGAATTTATCAATCAAGAAGAGAAGCCAGTAAACATTACGGGCAGCTCTTTTGTGTTTAGATTGATGAATCAAACTGGCGATCAACTGTTGGTTGAAAAGCCCATGGTCACACTCAGCGCCACACTGGGCAGAGTAAAAGTAGTGCTGGACAATGCGGATACCATTAACATTACAGCACAGCCCGGCAGTTACAGCATACAGCGCACAGCAGGAGACTATGTGCAGGCCGCTTATGTGGATGCTAATTCAGGTGCTAGAGCAGACTGCAACATTGTAGACTCAGTGTTTCCTGCATTGGTGCCTAGCCAAATGCTTACCATTCCCACAATCTATGGTAAAGCACAACAACTGCAACCTGGACCCACAAACTATCCTGATTGGGCACTAACACCACAACCGGTAAACACTACGCAACTTACAGAATTCTATTCTAGTCATATTCCCACTAGCGGACAAAGCCTAACCACTGTGAAAATGGACATGGATCACTATACCGGAACTGTTAAGTTTCAAGCAGCAGACACTTACGAATCAGTTTGGTATGATGTTACTGCAAGTTTTGAATTTTTTAATGAAACTTCCACACAGTATTTTAACATTGTGGGTTTTTACAACTTGATCCGAGCTGGATTTAACAACAGCCAAGGATTTGGCGCATCAGCCACAGCACAAGTAGCTAATGGAGTAGTAACAGGTATTACTGTGAACAATAGTGGTCAGGGCTATGTGGCACCTCCTAAGATTCAAATTTTGGGCAATGGTTCGGGCGCCGAAGCCATTGTAACTAGTGTGGGCAATGGGCAGATTGGACCAATCACTGTCACAAATGGTGGATCAGGATATTTGCCATTGCAATACCAAGGCACCATAGCAGCCACAGTATTAATCACCACAGGTTATATTACCAACCTCCAATATCGTTGATTTAGTACAGCTGATCTGCTATACTGTATAGATGCTTGACATCCTTGCGTATCTACCTGCAAAAAGAAAGCCCACACCATCAGGTTGGTTGAGCTTCAATGCGGTTTGCTGTCAGCACAATGGCAGCACAAGAGACACCAGAGGTCGTGCCGGACTCAAAGCCACTGAAGCAGCATGGAGTTATCACTGTTTCAATTGTTCATACACAGCCAGTTTCATCATGGGTCGTACACTGAGCGTCAAAGCTCGCAGACTGCTGACATGGATGGGTGTGCCTGACAACGAAATTGAAATGCTCAATTTAGAAAGCCTGCGGCATCGTAGTATACATGGTATATTGGAAGATAGACAACAGGCTTGGAATCACTTGGCCGGTATCACCTTTGAAGAACGTGATTTGCCACCATTTGCTGAGTTACTAACATCTGAGCACCAGATGCATTGGGACTATGTGCAGGGCAGACGTGTGCCCGAAGACTTTCCCATGATGGTACAGACGCAACATGATGGCATTCATTGGACACGCCCGCACGTGGTTGTACCATTCACATACGAAAATAAAATTGTAGGTTACACTTGCAGATTTTTAGACAACCGTCAACCCAAGTTTATTTCAGACAGCCAACCAGGCTATGTGTTTGGCACAGACTTACAACACAAGGATTGGACCAACGTGATTGTAACCGAAGGCATCTTTGATGCACTCAGCATTGGTGGTGTAGCGGTCATGCACAATACTGTAAGTGAAGCACAAGCTCGACTGATACGCAATCTAGGTCGAGACATAACTGTAGTACCTGACCAGGATCTTGCAGGGGTAGAACTGATTGATCGTGCGGTGGAACTGGGATGGGCGGTAAGTATACCCGAGTGGCCAGACGGCTGTAAAGATGTTAATGATGCTGTAATTGCATTAGGGCGTGTTGGCACCTTGCTAACTATAATAGCAGCTAGAGAAACCAGTAAGATTAAAATAGAACTAAGGAAGAAACAACTTGTTAAAAGAATACAATAAACTTTGGGTATTTGGCGACAGTTATACAACACCATATGTTTGTGTAGATCCAGTTGACAGTTTTTGGGGTCTAGCTGCAAAATCACTAAATGTGAACACAATTGTCAATTGCTCACGTTCAGGAAATAGTTTTGCAACAGTTCAACATTTACTGATAGGAATGTCTCAAGAGATTGACTGGGACCGTGACATGATATTTGTAGGAGTTCCTCCGTTGGAGCGTATCACAATTTTTGACAATCATAGAAATACGGGATATCATGGACACAATATTAACACCAACACGTGGGAAGTTGATCAATTTGACATTGCAGCCCATCGAGGACTTGTTTGTTTGCAAAACTATGGCCAAGATCAACAGTTAATTTTACACCACGATCGCAGTTGGCTCGAAACTGATATATTGAGACAGATATTTTTACTTACTCGATGGTTAGACAGTATCGATGCTAACTATTTGATTATTAATTTAAGCAAAAATTTAGATAGCAATAACTGTTGGGGACCAAGCAATTTTGTCCTGCCATATTGCAAAGATCACGAAAAGTGTATATTATTTGACAAAACATATCATGGCATAAACATCGGGGTCAATAAACCTGCAGACTTTGACGCACCAGAAGGACACCATGGACCAGCTGGCAATCGGTATTTTTTTGAACAGTCATTGCTACCAAAACTAAAAGAATGCTACACACAGCAAATTGATTCAGACACCCCTACTGAAGTGTTAGATGCACTTACATTATACTTGGACTATATTCATGCTAAAAGATTACGGACTTGACGTTCAACGTTTATTTCTAGAAATGATGTTGGAGGACGCACAGAGCTATGTGCGTGTTCAAAATATCTATAACCCGCAGAACTTTGACAAGAGTTTGAGACCTGCGGCTGAGTTTATCAAAGAACATTCAGACAAGCACAAAACCCTGCCAGACCGCATGCAAATCTCAGCCACTACTGGTGTTAAATTAACGGCTGTGCCAGACTTGAACGAAGGACACTTTGACTGGTTCATGGGCGAGTTCGAAGCATTTACACGCCGCCAGGAACTAGAGCGAGCTATCCTAAAAGCCGCCGACTTGTTGGAAAAAGGCGAATACGATCCTGTTGAAAAGCTAATCAAAGATGCAGTACAAATATCACTTACCAAGGACATGGGCACAGACTACTTTGCTGATCCTAAGAGTCGCATTGAGAAATACTTCAACTCTGGTGGACAAGTAAGCACAGGTTGGCCGCAACTGGATCGACTGTTGTATGGCGGATTCTCAAGAGGCGAGCTCAACATCTTTGCAGGTGGGTCTGGGTCAGGCAAATCCTTGGTCATGATGAACATTGCACTAAACTGGTTACAGCAAGGCTTGAGCGGTGTGTACATTACACTAGAACTTTCAGAAGAACTTACGTCACTGCGAACTGATGCTATGTTAACAAACATGAGCACCAAGGACATTCGCAAGGACATAGACACCACAGAGCTTAAGGTCAAGCTGGTGTCCAAGAAGTCAGGCAACTATCAGGTAAAAGGCCTGCCAGCACAATCAAACATCAACGACATCCGTGCTTACTTAAAAGAGTATCAAATTCAAACAGGCAAGCGGGTAGACTTTGTGATGATTGATTACTTGGACTTGCTCATGCCAGTTAGTGCCAAAGTCAGTCCCAATGACTTGTTTGTGAAAGACAAGTATGTGTCAGAAGAACTGCGCAACTTGGCCAAAGAGCTAGGAATCCTAATGGTAACTGCAAGTCAGTTAAACAGATCCGCTGTGGAAGAAATTGAATTTGATCACTCACACATTTCGGGTGGTATTTCAAAGATTAACACAGCAGATAATGTGTTTGGTATCTTTACAAGTCGTGCAATGAAAGAGCGTGGCAAGTATCAGATCCAGTGTATGAAGTCACGAAGCTCGACCGGCGTTGGTCAAAAGATTGATTTGGAGTACAACATTGAAACCATGCGTATTACTGATGAAGGCGGAGATGACAACGAAAACGGGTTCAGTAAAAAGCCCAGTACAAGTATCATGGACTCGATCAAAGCAAAAAGCCAAGTTAATGCTGCCGCCGCAGACGATGCCAAGTCTGTACCTTGGGAACGACCACAAGCCCGAGAAGGTTTTGATCTAGAAGCACCTAAAGTCACAGCTGATGTGCAAAGCGCCAAGCTCAAGCAGTTGTTGGGCAAAATCAAAACAAACTAATGCTCAAAATCCGCTAAATAATCCAAAGGCCCTTGAGCAGATGCAAAAACGCACTCGCAGTTTATTAGAAGAATTAGACGATTTGTACATCGAGCGTGATCGCCGCCTGTTAATTGAAAACCGTGCGGCTACTCTTATTGCTAATGCCATCAGATTGCTAGAACAAATTGACACAGAATTTCCAGCTGACCAAGCTGAAAATCTACAGCGCAAATTGCTAAATGCCATCCGTACCAGAGACTCGGGAAAGTTTGCTAGATCAGTGAGAAGAACAAATGCAGATACATGAGATATTTCGTCGCAACACAAATGAAGGCATACTCAAAGGAGTAAAAAACTATGTGGTCAAGCCAGTGGTTAACACGGCAGTTGATATAGCCAAACCAGTGGTAAATTATGCGGTTGATCAAGCCAAAGGTGTGGCAAAGGCACCACTCAACACCGCAGAATATTTTGCCAACAAAGTGCTAAATGCTGCTGGAGTTCCTCAAGATCAACAAGGCTCATACAGCAAGTATGGCCATATGGCTGCTGGTCAACGGCAAGGCATCACTAATATAGCACAACAAGAACATTACATTGGCAACGAATTGTCTAAAGAATGGTCCAGCACAGGTACGTTAAATGGTAAGAAAGCAGAAACACTTGATCCAGAAGCTATCAAACAAGCTGCTATTGCGTTTAATGCAGGATCATCCAATTTAAAAATTAACACAGATAATGTAGTTAGAACTGTACAAACTCTAGCACCTCAGTATATTAAAGATAGAGAAGCACAACAACTAGCAAGAGCTCAAGGTAAACTTAATATTAAAAATTTAATGGCAGAACTTGAAAAACAATATACGTTATCTAAAGATCCATCGCAACCAATAACAAACAAACAGCAAGCAATAGATGCAAAAAACAAAGTAATTGACCAGCTAAAAAAACTGGGCCAGCCAATTGACCAAAAATATTTAGATGATACTGCGACAGCAGCTCAAAGTGCTATTGCTCAAACTGGCGGCACTCCACTCTTAACAACAACCTCACCTGCTACAACTCCAAAGCCAATGGGCATGCGCCGGACCAAAGTAACAAAACCCCAAGTAACGCCTGGTGTGGCGCCACCAGCTGTTACAACACCAATCCCAGTCACTCCAAAGCCAATGGGCATGCGCCGGACCAACGTAGCAAAACCCCAGGCACTAGAACCAGCTATGGCAGAATCGTTGACCTGGAGCAAGAACTTTGATCCCAGCAGACAATTATATCGTCGCATGAAACAAGGACAAACACAATGAGACTTTTAGAAGGTGGTAACGTATTCAAAGACGCTGACGGTAATCCTTTAACTGGACGTATCAATCAAAGCGATGTGCCAGCCACAGTGCAATGGTTGGAAACACTTACAGGATTAGAATTCCCACGTGAACGTTGGTTGGGTTCAACTGGCCGCAAACCCACATCGGGCGACATGGACATGGCAGTTGATGCCAGTGAAATATCCAAAGAACAACTGGCAGCAAAACTCACACAATGGGCAGTGAGCCACGGACAAGATCCCAAAGCCTGGGTAAAGAAAGCTGGAGAAGTACACCTGCGCACACCCATCAATGGCAATCCTCAAAACGGATATGTGCAAACAGACTTCATGTTCTTTCCTAATTTGGATTGGGGACAATTCTACTATGGTGGTGCAGATGATTCAGCATATAAAGGCATGAACCGCAATGTACTAATGAGTTCAATTGCCAAACAACAGGGACTTAAAGTGGGTGCCAACGGCATGTTCAGTCGTACCACAAATCAACTGGTTGATGGCGGTATGGATCCTGACTATGTAGCCAAAACACTGTTGGGACCAAAGGCCACTAGAGAAAATCTCAAGAATGTAGAAAGCATTTATGCTGCTCTAGCACGAGATCGAGATCGCGATGCCAAGCTCAAAGATTTCCGTGAATATCTAGCCAAAGAAGGCCTGCAGGAACCGGATCTAGTAAAAGAAAATAGTGATGTACATTTCCTGGCCAAACTACGTGATAGGATTGTAAATCAAGGCATGCAACCACTAATTGAAGCAGAAAAAACTAACCCATACCAAATCTACGAAGCTGACGAAGGCAATGTAGGCGGCCGAGCCAAGGGCATCGAACACCTGGAAGATCTAATATTTCGCAAAGGCTCACGTGGGGTAGATGAAGCACTGGCCATTATTCAACATGCCGCAGAAGCACCACAAAAGACCACTACTGTAAAGTGGGATGGTAAGCCTGCTGTGATATTTGGTCGCAAGCCTGACACCGGAGAGTTTGTGCTTACAGATGGGTCAGGCTTTGAAGCCAAAGGCTACGATGGACTTGCTACTAGCCCCAAAATGATGGCACAGATTCAAGGCACACGGAAAGGTGAGCGTGGTGAATTGGTTCAGTTGTATGCTGACCTTTGGCCACAACTGGAAACAGCTACACCCACAAACTTCCGTGGCTATGTACAAGGTGATTTGTTGTACTATCCCGAACAGCCCTGGGAAGAACAAGCCGGTAATCTTGTGTTCAAACCCAACACAGTAGAATATCGTATACCTGCCAAGAGCGCCCTAGGGCAACAAATTCGCAACAGCACTACAGGCATTGCCATGCACACCATGTATGCTGACCAAGGCGAGCCCAAGCAGCCACTTAGTAGAGTTTCGTTTAACCAAGTACCTGGATTGTTTTTAAGTGGGCCCATTTACGGCAAAGGCATCACACCTCAAGATCCTGCACAATCTAAAGGACAGGCCACATTGATCAAACAAATCAAACAACTACGCAACAGCAAAGGCGCTGCTATTGATACCTTGTTTAATCCTGCTGAACTGCGAGCCATGCAGATCACAGACTTGGCCAAGCTGTGTGTGGATTACATTAATTTTAGAATCAAACAACCCAACGGTAACTTTGATAATCTATTGGCAGGATTTGGTGATTGGCTACAATCCAATCCAAAAATAACTCCAAGAAAATTTGCCAACATTGTGGAATATCTAAAGAGCCCTGCATCAAACACAGAAGGCTTGGCTGCTGCATTTACACTGTTTATCCTGCTACACGATTTGAAATTAGACATCTTGCGTAACTTGGATTTGAAAGATCCCGGACACGAAGGCTGGGTAATGGCCACGCCTGCAGGCTATGCCAAAGCAGTAAATCGTTTTGATTTTACTGCTAGAAATGCCGCACGAAACAATCCTCAACAGGCGTAATTTTTGCTAAAAGACTAAATAAAAGCAGACCCGATAAGGTCACTAACTTTAAAGGAAATTTATCATGGCATATTTCGCACCCGTAAATGGCGATTCACAACCAGTATTCGCATTAGACACACGTAACGGCCCACAAGCCCCTAGCACATCATTGGCTGGCGTTCCTGTTCAACCACAAGGTCCAAAACTGGACTTCTATCGCGTAGTTGCTAACACCAGCGCGAACGGCGAAGGTGGCGTACAAGAATACGTTGCTAACGTGATTCAAGCTGTTCAACGAACTGCTACAGTGGCAATGTACCAAGTTGATGGCACTGCAATTTCATTTGCTACCTATCCAACTGGCGCATTTGGCGACTCAGCTGCCAACCCACCTACCACAACCAGCGCAGCAATCTTCTTGGCTGCTGCTAACGTGACTTACACCGGCTTCCAGTTGGATAGCTGCACTAGCGTTGGTTTTAAACTATCAACCTAATAATAAGTAAAGTGTAAACTTTTGACCCCGGAACTAAAAACTCCGGGGTTTTTCTTTGTCGTTAAATACCTGCAGAATGAATATATTATGCAGGACTCTTTTTGACTGTACATGCACTGGTACCACTGGTCACTTTCGCTCAAGTCAAGTGCCGTACCCAGACCGCACAGGACGATTGATCAACACTATTGCTGACTGGAACAGATCTAGAAATCAACATCGCAACTGGGAAACTATCATGCAAATGATCAGTCTGCGAGCTCAACCCACTATCGTTCAAGAACCCAAATGTGAAGAGGGTGTGTGGCAGTTTGAGTTTAGTGTAGAAACACCTGGCGTGTATTCTACCAACAATGACATTGACAATCTTGATGGCTTGCTAAATGAATGTGCTGGAATACCAATGGTTGTGGGGCTGGACGAAACTGGCACTATTGAATCCAGTTTAACAGTGAATGGGCCCAATCAAAACTTGTGGTTCGAAACCATAAATAAATGACCGGGAGAAATAATGGCTGATACTACTGATATCGAAAAGAAAAGTCTTGAAGCACACGTTGAATTGTGCGCAGAGCGGTATCGCCTGCTTGAAACCAAGCTGGAATCAATGGATGAAAAAATCACCACTCTTTTTAATGTAATAGCAGAATTACGCGGCATGTTGCAAGCCACTAATGCCAAAAATAACGATAGAATAATCAGTTGGGGCGTGGGTATAATTGCTGCCCTTGTGGGTGCATTAGGCTGGTCAGCGGCACATTTGATCAAACTATGACTCGAGAACAAAAATTAGAACGCTGGGCCGAGCGTGAAGTTCGCCGCAATATACACACAATGATTGTGAATGACGACACAGGTGGTTATGTGGCGTTTGGACGTTATCACTTGCGCCCAGCACATCAGACCTTTGACGTATACACACCAGGCGATAATTTAATAGGCACTTTCAGCAACAAACGCACAGCAATCAGTTGGTGTGTGGCTGACAAACACAATCAACTTAGACTGGCACAAAGTATCAAGACTTTAGACACCAAAAAACAAACACTGTCAGCAGACATATATTGCAGACGGCAAATGGCTGATCGCAGCCGAGACAACGGATTTAGCGAAGTAGTATTGACCAAGTTACAACCCAAGGTTCAACAGCATGCCTTGGTAGATCAGGAACTTGAAAAATGTTTAAATTCGGCTAAATATATACAACTTAGGGGATTCCAAAATGAAACTGCAAGAACTAGCGGCAATTAAGCCAACTAAACAAATAGCCCGTGTATTTGAAAGCTA